CTGGCGCAACTGGTGCCACAGGTCCACAAGGTGATCCCGGAACCGACGGCACCTCATTCGTTTTCGTCGGCGTTTACGACGCCGGGACGACCTACACCAGCGGACAGGTGGTCCGCTACGAGGACACAACGGAGCAAACTATCGGATGCTACGTCCGCAAGACCGTCTCAGGATCCGAGGTGCCGACCGACACCGCAAAATGGGACGCGATGATCGTGATGCCCACCACCGGCGGAGGAGGGACCACCACCTACACTTACCAGAGACCCGACGGGTCCGCTTACTATCGCCCAGACGGGACATCTCAATACGTCAGGCCCGCAGCTTAACCACTCGACACCATGCCAAATCTCACGACCTCGAACTCAGTCGATACCTTCATGCAGTCCGCCAATCAAGGCGCGATGCGGACCAACCTCGGACTCGGTGATTCAGCCACGAAAAACACCGGGACAACCAACGGAACCGTGGCCGCTGGCGATGACTCGCGCATCACCGGAGCGGTCCAAACCTCGCGCACCATCTCAGCCGGGACAGGACTGTCCGGAGGGGGAGATCTCAGCAGCAACCGCACGCTTTCCGTTGTCTACGGCACGACCTCTTCATCCGCTTGTCGCGGTGATGATGTTCGGTTGCAATCATCCTTTTTTAACTATTACGGAGCTGGATCTTATACCGGATTGCAAAATCCTTTTGGAGCTAGCAAGCCTGCTCTCGTTGACATCTTCCTATGCTCTGGTGGTGGAGGTGGCGGAGGTGGACAAGTGTGTTCACCCGGTAGCTCATCTGACATTTACGGCGGAGGTGGCGGATCGATGGGATTGTTGAAGGTCATTCGCGGATTTTACTATTCACCGAACACGTCTTTTGACGCAACCGTTGGTGCTGGCGGTGCAGGAGGTCAAGGTGCCATCTGTACGAGCGGCGGACAAATAACTTACGCAACGAACGGGGGACCCGGCGGAGGATCTATCCTGACCACTGGAGGTGCTACGCTGTTGGATTGCACGCAGGGATTAACCACAACTGGTGGCGCATACAGCACCCCGGCAACCCTACTTTCAACAGAGATCGCCGACTTTTACCTCAACGAACCGTGGCTTGGTGGCATCTCCTCAGGTACCGGAGAAGCAGGAAGCCCGACGCGGGACACAATGGCCAACAGACCCTTCATCGCGCACTCTTGGCAACAGTCGGGTGGAAGCGGTGGCGGAGTCACGTCTCCTTACACAGCAGGCATCAACAACGGAGCGCACGGTGGCAATGCGTGGAATACCGTGTGGGGGGTGAGATATGGTGAGGATGTCACTTTTGATGCGCCGCTGAACCCGTTCACCCTCGATGGAGACATCGCTCGAGTTTATAATCGGGGATACGGAGGATCGGGAGGCGCGTCAGCATACCAGACAAACTATAAGGACGATGGAGGTGACCCTCGAGCAGGCCACGGGTCAAATGGCGCTCAAGGATGCGGAGGTGGAGGTGGTGGAGCGTTTGCAGTCAACGATCCGATATCGATGGGTGTTTCCGTGCGCGGGGGAAATGGGGGCGCAGGCGGGGATGGATTCCTCATCCTCGTCTGGCACAACATCTGGCCATAGTCATTGAGATGCAAAAAATCTCCAACAACCTCCTCGGTGACGCAACAGCGACGGGCAAAAGCCTGATCGCCGCAACCGACGCATCCGCTGCACGCTCAACACTCGAACTCGGGACCGCTGCAACGACAGCCGCGTCGGATTACGCCACGGCAAACCATACCCACTCAGCAACGCAGATCAGCGGCCTCGCCACCGTGGCAACCTCGGGATCGTATAACGACCTCACCGACAAGCCGACCTCAAGCGGGATGACTTTCGCCAAAACTAAAGTGGTCGGCGTGGATGCTCAAACCATCCAAGGATGTATTGACCTCGTCACAGGCGCGACCGCACTCAACCAAACGCAAATCCTCATCCCTCCGGGCGTGTACGCCGAAAACCTGACGCTCAAACCATGCGTCTCCCTAGCGTCCACCGGAGGAAACAACGGGCAAGGGTCCGTGGTGCGCATCAACGGTTACCACACTTGCCAAGGGTCCGCCACCGCTGGAGATTCGATCCTCGAACTCAACGGTCTACGCCTAGACACTAATACCGCAAACCCCGTCCTCACACTCACGGCCAACGGTTCGACCAAGTTCTTGGTTCACATCCAGGATTGCTACCTCAGCAACTCGAACAGCAGCACCTCGGTGGTCGGTGTCCAAGTCAACGCCAACGTGACGGTCCGCGCCGCCAACGTGCGGACCACCGCCAACTCAACCGCTGGTGCCGGAGGAACCCATTGGGACGTCAACGCCGGAAGCCTTTATCTTGAGCGGTGCTCAGGTGAGTTCGGGACTGGAGCCATCTTGATGCGCGGAACCAACGGAGCGCTCACGCCTTACGCCGAGGTCAAGTGGTCCAACTACATCATCCAAGGGACAAACTGCATCAACATCACGTCCGCGACCGCGCTGCTCACGATGGGGTGGTCCGCGTTCCAGAACCTAGCGACCACAGGCAACGGCATCTCCATCGCCGCTGGATCCGTCGCGGGTGTGTTCGACTGCAACTTCTCGGTCGTCGCCGGAGCCTCAAACTACGTCATCACCGGTGACGCCGGAAGCGCCCTTTACCAGCAGGGCAACAACTACAGCAATGCCCCATACGCGACATTCGAGACAAAGATCAACGCTGCTGTCGCTCAGTTTACGTATACCCCAAGCCGCCTCAACTTAGGACAGACAGCAACGCCGAGCGCACCGAACGGTGGCGAGGCGTGGCTTTCGTCGTCCAACATCCTGACTTGGTACGGCCAAAACGCGACGCAGTACACCGCAGCCGCTTTGTCAGTGGCCAATGTGTTCACGGTGCAGCAGCAACTCAACGCAGGACTCAAGCTAACCAGTTCGAGCGGACCGACCATCACCGCTGGTGCCAACACTCCAGAGGGAGCCGTGACCGCGCCTGTTGGCTCGCTTTTCCTTCGGACCAACGGGGGAGCGAGCACCACGCTTTACGTCAAGCAGAGCGGCTCAGGAAACACCGGGTGGGTTGCAAAATAAACAGCTTATGAAATACATCGCTGCCAGACTCCTCGAACCCTCGACATGGAGAGGGTTCATCAGCCTCCTGACCATCTTCGGGGTCAAGCTCGCACCCGACCAGAGTGAGGCCATCCTGACCGCCGGGGTGTCGCTTTACTCAGCGGTGAACATCCTGCGGAAAGAAAAGTGATGGACTGGAAAGCTCTGCTTCCAACCGTCGGTCGAGTGCTCGGTGGTCCTCTCGGGGGCATGGCTGTCGAGGCTGTCGGCAAGGCCATCGGCATGAGCGAGCCGACTACAGCTAAGGTGCGTGAGACGCTCGAGGGAAACACCCTCACGGACGCTCAAATCGTGGCCGTCCGCGAAGCCGACGCTCAACTCAAGGTGAGGATGCGGGAACTCGAAATCGACCTCGAGAAACTGGCCACCGAGGACCGGGACAGTGCACGGTCGATGCAAGCCAAACTCAACAGCCGCGTGCCTGCCATCCTCGCTCTAGTCATCACGACCGGATTCTTCGGTGTTCTTGCTGGTCTGCTCACCGGACACTTCGACCTCTGGGACAACGCAGGCATCACGATGCTCATCGGGTCGCTGGCCACCTCGTGGGGGATGGTCGTCTCGTTCTACTACGGCAGTGCCGCAAACCTCGGGAGGCCACCGGAGAAGAAGTGAACCTTAAGGAGTACGGCATCGACATCGCATTCCTCTGCGCCGGGCTTTTCGGTGCGGTGCTCACCACGGGCAAGGATGCCGCACGCAACCTCGGGAGCACCATCTCCTCACTCGTGGCCGGGGCTGCAGCCGCGAACTACCTGACACCCGTCGTCGTCCAGTTCGTCAAGGTCGAGGGTGAGCGGACACAGTACGCTATCGCATTCCTCCTCGGGTTCGTCGGCCTTCGAGCGGTCGAGTTCGCGAGTCGACGGTTGATTCCACACCCCATTGTAGAGGACCACCATGACCCCGAACCTGCTCACCCTCGCAAACGGAACCGCTAACGCACTCATCGCGGCGGGTGGCATCGCG